ATTGACATTATAGGAGCCAATGGGAATACGGGGGATCATTATGGAAAAGTATGAACAACCTGGAGAACGTCTTCATAGTAAAGTACCTACAGACAAGTATAAAGAAGCATATGATCGTATCTTTGGCAAGAAGCAATATTGGTATGAGAAGGTTCTAGAGAGAGAAAAAGATGAACATCATACGGAAACTCAAGAAGACAAATGAAGAAATCTATGAAGGAAACATTCGATCTGACTTCTCTACAACTCGAACAGTAGTTGTAGCTACTATCATTGAAGGTTGCTTTTGTATCCTTTGGTCTTCCTTTTGGAATAAGAGATGAAACGTCAGAGACTCCAGTACAAACCGATTGATGGCACTCTTGCCCTCTTGGATGGGGACATAATCTGCTACCGCATAGGATTCACTACACAAGATGTTAATGAGAAAATTACTCTCTCTCGTATTAATTCCTATCTGGATAATATTCTATTTGATAGTGGTGCTAGTGATTATGTTATCTATCTTACTGGAAACAATAATTACAGAAAAGTAATTTATCCTGAATACAAAGCCAATCGTACTCAAGAGAAACCTAAACATTATGAACTGATTCGTGAATACCTCATGAATCATGAAGCTGCTGTAATGTGTGAGGAGGAAGAGGCTGATGATGTTATTGGGTATTCCCAAACAGAGAGTACTATCATCTGCACGATAGATAAGGACCTCGACCAGATTCCTGGAAGACACTTTAACTTCGTAAAGAATAAGCATTATGAAGTGACAGAAGATGAAGGTCTTGCTTTCTTCTATTCTCAATTGTTGACAGGGGATAGGGTCGATAATATCCCTGGTCTTCCTAAAGTTGGCCCTGTCAAGGCTAAGAAAATCCTAGGAGAGTGGACTGATGAACAAGATGCTAAAACAAAAACTCTTGAAGCCTACAAAGAACTCCTGGGAATGGATGAAGAAAAAGCAAGAGAAAGAATTAACCTTATTGGGAAACTCCTGTGGATTAGGAAAAAAGAAAATGAGCTTTGGGAATTTTAAATGATCTGGACCGACGCAAGGAAACGAGGCTTTATCATCTCTCTTCTCCGTAAGGGTTTCTCTCGTTTCCCTGCTAAATATGAAGCACTGAAGAAAGCTTTTGTAGGGAGGAAACCTAATAAAGCTACAGGCAGATTAGCTGCTCATTACAAATGTGCTAAATGTAAAAAGGAGTTTGTCAAGGTAGATGTTGAAGTAGATCATATAATTACAGTCGTAGATGTTGAGAAAGGGTTTACAAGTTTTGAAGAGTATGTTGACAGACTCTTCTGTTCTCCTGACAATCTCCAAATTTTATGTAAGCCCTGCCATCGAAAGAAAACTCTTGCTGAAATGAAGAAAAGGAAGAAGAAATGAAATTTAAGAAAGAAGACCTTCTTAATGATGTTTTTGAAGAAGTCTATGAGAAAGTTACAGATACTTCTCGTTGGTCCACGAATTATGAAAAAGTTTTTAAGTACGAGGATAAATTCTATATTACTTGGTTTAGTAGGGGGGCTACTGAGTATCAAGATGAATCTCCCTATGAGGATGAAGGAGATGAAATTGAATGTCCTGAAGTAATCCCCACTGAAGAAACTATCATTGTGTATAAGGTGAAAAAATGAAATGGTATGAAGACCTTTTTGCTTGGGCTTCTATATTTCTAGTAGGTGCAGCCGCTTCTCTTGGTATGTATTTTGTAGGGAAGTATGAGGTAGTTGAGAGTTGTAAACATTATGGAGCCTATGTTATCTCTGACAAGGAGAGTATTCTTTGTGTAGTTAAACCTATGATTAAAGAGAATCAGGGAGAGCTACAATATCTCCGTCCTAATGGAAAGAAAGTAATTCAAGTGAAAGGTATCGAATGAAGGTTCATGCTGTTATTCCTGACGTTCAAGCCAAACCTGGGAACAACTTTAAGTTCCTAGAGCGGGTCGGTCATTATCTAGCTGACAAGAAGCCTGATGTTATTGTCCAGATTGGTGACTTTGCTGATATGGAGTCTCTAAGCTCTTATGACAAAGGTAAGAAGAGCTTTGAGGGTAGGAGCTACACTCGGGATATTGAAGCTGCTAACGAGGCTATGGATGCCCTTGTAGGGCCTATGCTAGATGAGATGCTTCGTCTTAAGAAGAATAAAGAGAAGCAATGGAGACCTCGCTTCATCCTTACCCTTGGTAACCATGAGGAGCGTATTAATCGAGCCATTGAAGAAGATAGGAAACTAGATGGCCTTATTTCTGTTTCTGATCTGCCTTATGCTGGTTGGGAAGTTCATCCGTTTCTTGAGCCAGTAGAAATTGATGGTGTTTTCTATTGCCACTATTTCCCAACGGGTGTTCTGGGTAGGCCTGCTGTTACTGCTAGTGCTATGGTTAGTAAGCTGCATGCAAGCTGTGTTGCAGGACACCAACAAGGTAAACAAGTAGCTTATGGAAAACGCCCAGATGGTTCTATGATAACCTGCATTATGGCAGGCTCTTGCTACGAGCACACCGAATCTTATTTAGACTACCAAAGTAATAAACATTGGAGAGGTATTATTATGCTACATGAAGTTAACAAGGGGACTTTTGATGAGATGTTTGTATCTCTGGGTTATTTAGAGAAAAAGTATGAATAAATATAAAGGCAGAGAGGATTGGTATGCTGCATATTATAAGAGAAATAAAGAAAAATACCAACACAATCAGAGAAAGAGACTCTACGGGTTACAACCAGAGCAATTAGAATTTCTCCTTATTTCGCAAAATAACTCTTGTGCAATTTGCAAAGCACCTTTTTCTGAAACACCCCATGTAGATCATTGTCATATAACTAAGGGAGTTAGGGGTTTGCTCTGTCGCAGATGTAACACTGGTTTGGGTTATTATGAGAAGTATGCAGAACAATTTAAAGAATATCTAGAGGGCTCCACAAATGAATTTTTGTAATAGACTTGCTAATGTTTCTAACAGGTTTCAAGGAGATACTAAGAAAGTACTCTGTGTCTGTAGTGCTGGACTTCTCCGTAGCCCTACAATGGCTGTAGTACTCTCTCAAGAACCTTACAACTATAATACTCGGGCAGCAGGCTTGAGTAAAGAATATGCTCTTATTCTTGTAGATGACGTGCTTTTACATTGGGCAGATGAATTTGTCTGTGCTGAGTCTTGGATGTCTCAGGAGATTGAAGAGATGCTAAAGGCTTTAGGTATGGAACATAAAGATATTATTGCTTTGGATATTCCTGATAAATATGAATATAGGAACCCAGAACTCATGCAGCTAATTAGGGAGAAGTATGATGGGTGATTGTTCAGACATTTTGTATGAAGACCTGTTCTCTGAGAAGATTGGAGGTACATCAGACCAACCAATCTATCGTGTATCTTTTAAAGATAAAACTTCTTGGGATTATGTTCTAGAAGATATTGCTAAAAGGGAGAGAATGGGATATAATAAGTATGGTAAGTACCTCACAGAGGATACTGATGAGGATATGCTAAACCATGCTTATAATGAAGCTCTAGACCTTGTAGTTTATCTTCGTACCCTCATCCTTCAAAGAGGAGGGAGGTATGATCCAAGTTTATGAGAAATCCCTCTAATTGTAAATGGTCTTCCCGAAAAGAACAAGCAAATAATAGAAGGAAATTTAATGAAATTTGAACGAGTATCTATCCATATTACCAATCATGATGAGGATAACGCAACTGTTAAACTAGAGTTCTTTCCTCCCCTTCCTGAAGATGAAAATGATATTGAAGAGCAACCTTGCTTGAATGTCCTTGACATGCTTCTGGATACGCTCACTGAGCTGGGGGAGGCTGATCCACAGGTGGAATACTTGCAATGACTTTTCTAGAGTTGTGTGAGAAGCTTTCTATGGAGGAGGAGACTATTCTCCTTGAGTTGTTGGAGATTACCAGTGAAGAGATTGTCGAAAGATTCCTCGACCGGATCGAAGAAAAACAAGAGACCCTCCGATGGAAAGAAGGATTTGAAGACGCCACCTCCGAGGAAGATGAGAGAACTTCTGAATAATCGGGAATGGGATTGTGAATTGAAAGAAATGTATAAAGGGATTAATAGTGCTACCTAGTCTTTATCAAGAAATTATCCATCAAAGTCGTTATGCTCGTTTTCTTCCTGACCAACATCGAAGGGAGACTTGGGAAGAAACTGTTCAGAGGCTTATGGACTATCTCTGGAGTAAGGTAAGTGACGGGCTTATCCAGGATAAGGTGAATGAAGTTAAACAAGCTGTCCTCAATCTAGAAATCATGCCCTCCATGAGACTTATGATGACGGCCGGAGAGGCTTGTGAGAGAGATAATATCTCTGCTTACAATTGCTCTTATCTTGCTGTAAACAATAAGAGGGCCTTCTCTGAGGCTCTTTACATTCTTATGAATGGTACGGGTGTTGGGTTTAGTTGTGAAAGGCAAGAGGTTGCAAAGCTTCCTCCTATTCCTTTTGAACTCAAGCATGTTGATGATGTTATTGTTGTAGGAGATAGCAAACTTGGATGGGCTAAGTCCTTTAAAAAGCTCTTGTCCTCATTGTGGGAAGGAGACATTCCATCTGTTGACTATACGAAGGTACGTCCAGCAGGGGCACGACTTGTTACCTTCGGGGGACGGGCTTCTGGACCTGAACCTTTGCGGCGATTGTTCGAATTTACTATGGAAACTTTTAAGCGAGCAAAGGGTAGAAAACTTAATAGCCTTGAAGTACACGACATGATGTGTATGATTGGGGAGATTGTTGTGGTGGGTGGGGTGAGGCGATCTGCTCTTATTTCTCTCTCCAATCTCTCTGATAGGCGTATGGCTGAGGCTAAGAGTGGTGCATGGTGGGAAGCTAACTCTCAACGATCTTTGGCTAATAATTCTGTAGCTTATACGGAGAAACCTGATGCTACGACTTTCCTGGAAGAATGGACTACTCTTGTTAAATCCAAGTCAGGAGAACGTGGAATCTTTAACCGAGAAGCTTCTCAACGTCAAGCAGCTAAGTGGGGACGGAGAGATAAAGATCGAGAGTACGGAACTAACCCATGCAGTGAAATTATTCTTCGTGATAAACAGTTCTGCAATCTTACGGAAGTGGTTGTTAGAGCGGATGACACATTTGACGATCTTAAACGAAAAGTTGAACTTGCCACAATTCTGGGAACTATTCAGTCTACCCTCACAAGTTTCCAATTCCTAAGTGAGGAGTGGAAGAAGAATACTGAGGAAGAGAGACTTCTTGGCGTTTCTTTGACAGGTATTATGGATCATCCAGTAATGAATGGGACCTATAACTTTGAATTTGAAGCAGACTCATTAGAAGAATGGTTAGAGAAATTACGAGACCATGCAAGGAATGTAAATGAAGAGTGGGCTAGTAAATTAGGAATCCCCGCAAGTGCTTCAATTACTTGCGTTAAACCTTCTGGTACTGTTAGCCAGCTTGTTGACTCTGCCAGCGGCATTCATGCTCGTCATAACCCATATTATATTAGACGTATCCGTATGGATAAAAAGGACAGTATCTACAAATTCTTAAAAGACAAAGGTGTCCCTGTAGAAGATGAAGCTTTTCGTCCTGAGTCTACAGCAGTATTCTCTTTTCCTATGAAAGCTCCTGAAGGTGCTGTATGTCGTATGGATAAGACAGCTATTGAGCAACTTGAACTATGGCTTACCTATCAACGACATTGGTGTGAGCATAAGCCATCTGTAACCATCTCTGTTAAGGATAATGAATGGATGGAGGTAGGAGCTTGGGTATGGAAGCACTTTGATGAAATGTCTGGTGTATCCTTCCTTCCCTTCTCAGATCACACTTACCAACAAGCTCCTTACACCGATTGTACTAAAGAAGAGTATGAAGAGCTTCTGGCTAAGATGCCTACAGTTGATTGGTCTGAATTTGTGGAGAAGGAAGACAATACGGAGGGGATGCAACAGCTTGCTTGTGTTGCGGGGGTGTGTGAGATATGAGATGTATCAAGCAATGTAAGCTCTCTCCCTGTAAAACATATTGCCTTGGTTGTAAACGAACTATGGAAGAGATTAGAGATGCGGGTAGCAATCGTAGGAAGTAGACACATAGATGATAGTCATTATGTTTTTCCTCATATTGCTCGGTTTATTAAGGAGCATACTTTTGGAAATGTTACAATTGTTTCAGGTGGTGCGAAGGGAGTAGATAGTTTAGCTAAGGAATATGCTAAACAAAATGGGCTAGACTTTATTGAGTTTCAACCCTATCATGTACTAGATAAGCTTACACCTTTTGAGAAGAAATACTTCTTCATTAGGAATAGGCAAATCATTGACAACTGTGATAAGGTCTTAGCTTTTTGGGATGGGGTAAGTAGTGGAACTGAGCACGCTATTAAGTATGCTCAGAAACACAATAAACCAGTGATGATTATTAAATCTTAAGGAGTTTTATATGAATTTTGGACAAGCATTAGAAGCAATGAAATCTGGTAAGAAAGTTTGTAGAGGGGGTTGGAATGGGAAGAGTAGGAAGCGTATGTTTCTTTTTCTAGTTCCTGGTAGTCACTTTGTTGTAAATCGTCCTCCTCTTTTAGGTATCTATCCTCCTGGTACAGAAGTGCCCTATCACGCGCATATAGATATGAGGACCGCTCAAGGGGATATAGTTCCTTGGCTTTGCTCTCAAACAGATATGTTAGCTGAGGATTGGATGATTATTAAGTAAGCTTCTTGGGGGAGGGCATCTTGCCTTTCCCCTTTTTCTTTTTACAGGCCATTATTCTTCCTTACTGTGTAAAAGATATGCTTCAATACGATCAAGTTTAGCTAGTACAGCTTGATACATATCCCTAAAATCACCTTTACTTACATACTCTTTAGGTAGATTAATTTCTAATTGTTTCATATCTTCTCTTAGATCAGCTTGAGCATCCCAAAGGGTTTTAACAAACCAACCGATAATAGCTGTGATGGCATAAGCACCCCATTTGAGAATCTCTTCCATCAACGCATTCCTTCCCAAGACAAAGAATAATGATTATTGTCGTCCATTATTCTTCTTTTCTAAGCAGTCGTCGATAAAATGCAACAGCACGGTGCATCATTCTTACTCTTAATGTAGGCATCCCTATGCTCTCCATTGCCTCCCTAAAGAGATTGTCTGCATCTTCTCTTGGGATGGATTGGGTGTCACAATAATAGTCATGTAGTACGGCTGGACGATGGGCGGTATTACCTGTAAACCAATAGGCAAAGGGTAGGCGAGGTACAGAGGCAAAGTCACAAGAATAACCGGTAGGTACAACATGCATATTTCCCTTCTTATCTTCGTAAACAAGCTTATCCCAAAGTCGCCATTCTCCCTGACCATTATTAGCTAGGTCATCTACCAACTCTACTCTTAGAGGTGTTAAAAATCCGTTCATTTCATTCCCTCGTGACTCAAACTAAAATGGTTAAAGTCTTTGAACCTTCCACCCCAAGTACCTCCTTGAAGCTCCCACCATTCTCCTAACTCTTTATAACCCTTCTCTCCTTGAAGGTACACACCCTCTCTAAAGAGATTAAGGTCAATAGCTAGCCTAATCTTATGGCAGGATTTAGGATGTCCATAACGTACTTTGGATTCCCCTATCTCTCCATGTACTCTGGGGTCTCTATAGGCATCCCCTAGTGTCACTTCATATCCAAGCTCAAAAGCCCTTGCAATGAGGGTGGCAACCATCTGAGCAAACTTCACTTGTTTCTGTCTAAGCGTCATCCCCAATGACCTTTCCCTCAAATTTCCAAATATTCAACCAAGATAGCCAAGGGCCTCTCTTCTGATTTATAATTTTCTGTTCTTCTGTAGGTATATACTGTGTTACATTCTTATCTAAATCTCTATGTAGGAAGTGTGGAATATAGTAAAGGGGGTGTTTTTTAGTTAAGCCAAAATCCTCTCCAAACCTACTTCTACGAATAAGAAGATAACCTCCCTCTTTCCATAGTTTCCTAACTGCATAGAGGAGACAATTCACTACGTCCACCTCTTCATTTTAGTTTTCTGAGTGTGTTCTTCCGCTGGATCATCTGGTTTTTGATTACGAAGATAGGTAGACCAGAGAGGTAGCATAATATCTTCAATCTCTTCTTCTGGTAGTTTATAAATCCTCCGTAGTTTAATCTCCAATTTCTCCAATTCAGAAGGTTTACTCTTAACAAGATCAGGATGTTCTTTGTACATCTTCTGGAGAAAAGTGGGTTGCACATCACTATCTCTTTTACCTGCTGCCCCAGGAAGTCTATCCCAACCCTGTTTTAATTCCTCAAGTTGTTGGTTAACTTTTTCTTCTAAGCTTCTGATTTGGCTATCTACTACTTGAAGTTTATCCTCTGTTGGGAGAGATTCTTCCGTAACAGGTTTTACCGGCTCCTGAGCAATACCAAGCTTCTCAGCAAATCTACTGCTAATGGGAATACCAGCGAGAAGAGGGCTTGCCATTATTTCTTCTCCATACTCTTAAGAGGAGGGTTCTTAATACGAGTCTCTACCCATTTGTTAGCTTGAGCAATTGCATTAGACCACTCTAGGTCAGACTTAGGTAGGTTGATATGCTGCTTAATCCACTCTTTCTTCCAATACTGTTGGTAGAGGTCCTTAATTTGCTCCTGCTTCATCTGTTTAGCTTCATTCAAAGCACCCTGAGCAATAGCCTTAGAAGCTCCAGAGGAGCCTCCAGCTATGCTAATATTACTAGTGGGTGCCACTACCTTCCCTCCAGCGAACATTCTAGGAAGTTTCTTAGCAAGAGTAGGGATTGCATTAGTTAGGCCAAAGGCAATAAGGGCAGCTTCAATAGCTGGGCCAGCTCCGGGAATATCATGGAGAGCCTCGATATAGCTAATACTTTCAATAGCATCTTCCTTACTACTCTTCTTCAAAAGAGGAGAGGATTTAAAACCAGTGGAATCAAGAGCAACTCTTACACTATCCATTAGAATCTTTCTACTTTGCTCTCTAACGTCCACTTGTTGTTTAGGCTGAGGGTTACGAAGTTCTCTAGCAAATTCCGGAGAAATTCCAGATTGTTGTGGAGCAGGTTGAGGTATAGAAAGACGCTCTTTAGCCTCCGGAGAAAGAGTGGGAATGGTATTATCCGTAGGTTGAATGTTCAGGTTACTTCCTTGTTCCTGTTTACCCAGCATATCCCTAACAATAGTACGATAAGTTGGCTCATCAATAGTACCAGCGTCATACAGTTTAAAAGCTTCCTCGGGGGTACGAGCTTCCCATCTGGCACCACCAGCTTCTTCTACTAGAGGTTGAGCCTCTTTGTATTTTCCAAAATAGGTTTCATAGAAGCCAGCAGAAGCAGCTTTGATGGTCAAACCATTAGCTTTAGCATAGGCTTCAAGGGCAGTATTAATGTTCTTCCCATAAGCCCCATTAAAAGCTTCTGCATCCTTACCAGTAAAGACCAATCTACCATCTTCCAAGATATCCATCTGAACATCATATTGACTCTTTGCTACATTCTGGAACATACTCTTCAAGCCAAAGGCTTTATCGTCCATGTAGTCACTAATCATCTTCTGGACACCAAGGATACCTTCGGAATCCAAACCAGTGAGGTCGGACTTGGCAATCTCTCTGAGGTTCTGAGTAATAAAGAGATTCTTGGATTTGCTCTCTGTAATCTCAGGAAAAGCTTTGTTGTATCCAGCAATAATTTCCTTGAAAGGTTTCCAATCTTGATCCTTCTTAGCGGAAGCTACTCCAGCAGCAATAGCTTTACTGGACAGGTCATTAGGTTGTTGTACAGTGGGAATATTTCTTTGGAATGCCGGGGTCTTGAACATCGCATTGAAGGTATTAGAGAGGAAATCATCAATAGCTTTTAGATTACCTTCTCCCAATATAACCCCACTAGGGTCAGCCATCTTGAGTTTAGCAAGCATATCAAATTGTTCAGGGTTAACCCTACTACGAAGGTCTTTCTCTTGCATACCCTTCATGATGGCAACTTGGTTTCCTACAGCTTTTGCCATATCTTCTCCACTACCCAACTTAGAGAGATTGGCTTCCATTTGGTCAGCAAACTTCCTGAAATCTTCAATCTGTTGCTTAACCTCTGGTTCATTCCTAATGTTTAGAGGAATACTATTAGGATAAGCCATTTTGGCTTCTTCTAGGATTTGCCTAATAGAATATTGAGTGGCAGAATATCCAGCCGTAGGATTATTTTTAAACAATTCTTGCATCTTGACATTAAGTTGCCCCAACATACCATTATGATAGTCAGAAAGCTTCCCACCATCTCGCCATTGAAGATAGGTATTTCTATCTATGAATTGTCCAGTTTTAGTAATAGCTTCAGCTTCCTTTACAGTACGTTCTTGCCTACGCACTGCATCAATAGACTGCATCTTCTGCTCAACACTCATACTAAACCAACCAGGGATATCTTTCTCCCTACCCTCTGCATCAAGATCGCTAATCATCTTTTGATAAGCTTCTCCTTGATCTTTCTCCAATTTAGCTTGTTGCTTCATAAAGCTACCGAGGCCAGAAAGCTCCATGTATTTATCAGCAGTTTGAAGCAACTCTTTTTGAAGGAAGGGGTTACGATTGACAGCTTCTCTAGTGGCGGAGAGGATACGAGTTTGCAGTTGATCCAGACTCATTCTTCCTTGAGCTACTGCATTCTGATAGGTAGAGAGTTTCTCACTCAAACCTCTGGTATACTGTTCCTGTTCATCAGGAGAGGGGATACCAGAAAGAAGAAACTCTTGCTCACCCTTAACTAACCCCCCTACTTCGACTCCAAGAGCTTTAGCTTCGTTAGATAGATATCCAGGAGCATTAGTGTTAAAGTAGCTATCTGCTCCCTTGGTCATTTCCTTTTCCAAGTCAGCCATTTGATAGCCAGTGTATGCTTCTATTCCCATCTTAGCAGCATCACCTAAGAGACCTACCATAGAATTGTCTTGTACACCCTTACTGACATGAGGCTCTGCCTTAACTCCACTAAGGATGGGTTGAAAGATATCAGCCATTATTTCATCACCTCATTAACTTGTTTCAATCTGGGGTCATCGGTATTGTTAAGCATATTTCTCAACTGCTGCATATACCCGTCATTCTCTGTACGATAGTTATTCAACACATAGAGGGCCAAACTATCCCCAAGGGTCTCTTGAGAACGCTTATCCCACTTTCTAATTTCTATGATCATATCATCCTTATACTCTTCAGGAATATTCTGGAGGAATCCTCTTACCCCTTCCCAATATTTTTCAAATTCTTTAGGATCACGAGTGATAGTAGTCATCAATCTATCATGGATTTCCTTAGACTTCTCTTTGATATACTTCTCTCGTTTACCCTTAACCTTCATCATATCCCAAACAGTACTTTCATAATTGGTAGGTATACCAAAGAGCCTACCAATAATCTCACCAGTGGTTTGTACATGACCAAGTTTCTGTCCAGTTTTTGTTAACTGATCTGCAACAAGCGCCTTATCAATGTCATTCATTGTACCGGCAAAGGTGAGAACTTTCCAAGCCATAGCTTGATAGTTGGGATCATCTCCTCGAATAGTTGGGATATTGTACATATCATACAACGTATTGGCAGTTTGAAAAATACTAGCAGTGGCATTCATAAATGGGAACTTAGGAGCTTTCTCCATATCACCCATAACCATGTCTACCAAACCATCTGCAATATCCCACAAGTATACACTCTCTGGCACGGTAGAGGTAAACTTGCCCCAGAAACTATCTGTCTTAGTTCCAGTGAGGAAAGAAAGAGCTTCATTCATAACATAGTCAGATGCACCTCTTGCATACTTATTCAAGTTCTCATCAGTTTCCTCTGGCATATACTCTTGCATGATCTTATACATTGCAGCACCACCAGGGACTCCCCACTTGCCATACCAGAAGAGTCTAGCAGCCAAAAGCTTACCTCTCATAGCAGGAGTAAGATCGGGACTACTGAGCATTTGCATGAAACTCTTATGAGGGATGGCAATAAACTGTGCCATCATAGAGAGCATACCCTCCTGCATAGGCATCATACCTGCTCTGGTAGATGCACCATGTCCCATTCTCCAAGTAAGTTGTCCAATTTCTGCAACGTGCTCTGGGATATTCCAGTTCTTACCAGGATTCTCTGCCATCCATTTATGACGAGAGAAAAGCCAGAGAATCACTTGGTTCATCAGTTCAGAAGCATCATAACCTATACTTCTTTGTACCCGAGAGGGGAACATTACAGTCTTTTTAGCTGTCTGAGCAACCTTGGTTGGCATACTCTGCACCAACTCTTCTGTAGCATCCTTCCACCAACCATGCACCATCTGGTTAGTATCTACAGCTTGCATAATACCAGTTTTCTCTAAAGCAGAAACAATCTCATCATACTCTTTTACACCTCTTCTACCTAGAGCATCTACACCACCCTTTATAGGCTTAAGTGTACGCCCCTTTGAAACCATACCTGCCCAAATAGGGCCTATTTCATTCAAAGCAGATTTAAGGAAAGTAGGACTAATGCTAGAAAGCTCTAGCAACTGTTGAGGTTGTACCACCCACATTCTCATAGGTCTCATAAAGAGCCAAAGGTGACTACCAAGAGACTTAACCCACTTAACCGGGAGCATTCCCTTTTCACCAACTTCTCGCATACTGGGAGCAAGTTTAGTAAGGAAACTATTTTCCAGAGCATCGGCAATAGCACCTAAAGCACCCTTCCAAACCACGTCAGATCGCAGGCTACTAAACTGTTGCATCTCAAGTTGTTTATACACTTGCTGGGCAGAACGGAACCTAGCTTCCTCTTCTTTTGTCATTCTTCCTTTAAGTCTACCAGGAGAGATGTCAGTAATTTGGTCAGGAAACTTCCCACCAGTGAACTCTCCATAATCCTTTACAAACTGCTTCCTAGCATGCTCCATGTAGCTACCAAAAGCCTCTAAGCGAGAAAGAGACATAATAGCTTTAGTTTGGGAAACAAGAACATCCTCTACTTCAGTCTCTCTATTTAGACCAGGAAGCTTCCCACCCCTCTTCTGATGTTCAGCAAAATACTGTTCATACACTTTACTATCGAAAATAATCTTATCCTCGATATCTTTTCTCTCATCACGGTATTCGTAGCTGTGTTGCGGATTGTCTTGTCTCTCCCTATCTCTAAGAATTTCAGCTTCCTTCCTAGTCTTTGCCATAGCAACAGCTTGACGATAATTCGGAAGCTCTGCTTCTGTAATTTTGTTTCCATCTACTCTCAGATTCCTAGGTTGTTTCTCAACAACAAACCACTCTTTGTATTTTCTAGTGATGTATCCAGGAATTTTATTCAAACTACCAGGATGTACAGGGCCAAGCTGATTACTACCTATTCTAGCATAATTGTAAAGATCATCCCCAATCTTCACTGCATCGTGTAGTTTAACAACAGGAATAGTAGGATCGTGATCTACTACACTTCTAGTTGAAAAATCCCAGACCTTCTTAATAGGGGTGTCTGTAGGAATAGTTCTTGTAGCAAAACCAAGTCTCTCTCCGGTAGGAGAATAGAGAGTTTCATATCCATCTTTTTCTAGGGTATATCTGAACTTTCTATCAGACATATTGTAAAGATAATCTTCAATACGTCTATAGCCGAGATATGAAGCATACAGGTTTTGAGAATCTTTAGTAGAAAGCTCAGGATGTTTGGCTCTTACGTCAGAAAGCCTCCAAACACTACCAGTAGATTCTCCCTCACGAAGAAGAGAGTTCAGTTGTACTTTATGATGAGTCTTTAATACCAAATCTCTCTGAGCCTCTAGAAATACCTGTTCCACTCTAGCTTGCTTCCAAGCAGATTGTGCTCCGATAGAAGGAACCCAAGTCTTCATTCTCATAAAAGAAGGCCAAATCCAACTACCTACATCAGAGCCAGCTAAACGAGAAACATCCACCCCCCAAATATCTGTCTTAAGTGCATTTTCCCCAAAGACAAGATGTTCCAAAGGTTCATAAGGACGCTTGAATTCCCATTGAACGAAATACTGTCCATTCCTCTCAACGATATTAAAAGTGCCTTGTTCTGGCAACTTAGATGTATTAACCTTGAGTTGTTCCAAAGCATATTCAGCAGCCATTTGCGTATCATAGCCATATTGACTATTTCTACCAAAGAGAGCTTTGCCTTTGAGATAACTAGAAGACTCTGTCCATTCAAAATCCAAAATAGACTGAGAAGTAAGGAGTTTAGGGCCGGTAGTTTCTGTCATCACTGCAATGTAAGCAGCTTTATCTTCAGCAATCTTACTTACAGGATAGATGTTAGGATCAATTCTAGTTTCTTCATACAGACCAGATAGTCTTCTATCTGTTGCTACAATAGCATCTACCAAATCCGGTCTATCTGCCAAATCATCTGCAAGCTTAGTGAGCGTCCAATCTGCTACTAAGTTTTCCCTCGTAGTACCTAGTGCTCTAGCAAGTTCTCCTGTAGTATCTACAATTGCAGCTGTTCCTAAACTCTCAGCATTTGCTTTATTAGCTTGAGCAGTAGTTGCAGCAGGGCTATCCGGAGGAATGTTTTTCTTTTTCAAAAGAGCCTTGCCACCCTTGTAGGCACCATAGTAACCTACCATACTAGATGCCGTATAGGCAGCCGTAGCGGCTCCAGGAGAGCCTGTAAAGTCCAAGACCTTATCTCCTAGCCACTTAAAAGGAATATCAATAAATTCCATAACTTCTTGGAACTTCTGCATCACTTTCTGACTACCAGCATTATCGGGCATATAGCCCCATTCCTGTACAGCTTTCAATATTTCAGCAGCTTTAGCTGGGTCTTTTTCCTTCGCCAAGCCATAAATAGCTGCCCAACCAGCAGGAATAGATAGGGCAATTTGACTAGCAATAGCACCAGTACCTTTCAGTACAGAAGAGAAATCTACATCGGCCTCTTTAATAAGTCTCGCTGCTTCGGCTTCTTGTTTAATTCTATCTTCCAACAAGATATTATCAGCAACTTTATCCTGCATACTCCTATCTAGCGAAGTCTTAGCAGTATCCATAGAAGCTTGTTGAATAAGGTACTTCTTTCTCAGACTATCTGAAATGAAGTCTCCAGCCAAGTAGCTATTAATCGTAGCTCTTTTCTCATAATCCGGTACAGTTGGGTCAATCATCATACCAGTGATGACAGCTTTTGCTGTATTATTCTGATCTTCCTGCCACTTCTGTTTAGCCAGAGTTAGGAGAGACGATTCTCCAGTACGAGCTATTTCCTCTTGAGCATTCTTCCAATCCTTAACGGGATCATACCCTTCTGTTGCTACTGCATAAAATACATCATTAGAAGAAACTTTAGGTTTCTCCTGAGTAATAGGAATCTCATGGACATCCATCCCAACTTCATCTTCTACCGGAATAGGTGGCAGTTGAGGAACTACTTGTTCCATGATTTGTCCTCAATAGGGGCACCAGGGTATTGTGGGATACCTCCTGAGTTAAATACTTTCTTCCAAGCATCCTCTCCACCCATCATGCCACCAACCTTTCCTAGTATTTGGAAACCAGCTCCCATAGTACCAGCATCAAGAGCAGCTTGATTGGCATCACTAGCTTTCTTCCCGAGGTGTTGCATTGTATTCATATAAGAAAGATTACTACCTAGTTGACTAGAGGTAGAAGAAGTTGCTCCAGCAACACTAGCTCCAGCAGAACCCATTCCGCTATTACCAGCAGTTGCTAGAATCTCAGAACGTCTGATACGAGCTTCCCTGGCAGCTTGGATACGTTGTTTAGCATCGGCAGCAGCAGCAGCTCGTTCCTGGGCTTCTTGAGACTTCTTCTGTTGTTTGGCAGCTTCTCTTTGAGAGACATAACTCCCAACCATTCCAACTCCAGAAAGGATCAATCCTACTGTTTCAAGTCCCATAATCAAGCTCCATTACTTTATACTGTTCGAGTCTAATACCACTATCTACAAATCCAAAAAGTTTTTCCCACTTCTCATCTTGTTCTGTAGAAGGAATAGCCTTTACATTTGTGATGTTTTCTTTCTTCAACTCCACTAGGATGCTTCCCAATACTTTCAAATACTTCTTATATTTAGATAAAGACCAAGAATACACATGCGTATGCATGAAGTAGTCATTTACTTCTTCCACATATTGAAGTAGTATCGTGATATCTTCATCTTGGTAGAGAATTCTCATACAATTACAGTAGAGGTCATAGGAACAGTCCAACCATAAATCTTCATATCTTTTCCAGCTTCGCTTTGGAAGTAAAGACTAAGTGCTCTTCCACTACCCCTAAGTTTGTTCTTCGTTACAACTACTTTATCACCAGTATCATAGTCATCTGCTACACTAGAAGGAATATAGTTCCTATTGTAGCGATAGGCTTGGAATTGGGTACCCCACTTATTACTAGCAGAAGTGTTAGTCCAGTTCCATTGAGACTGAATAAGACAAGAAGAAGGATGGGTAGCTACAATACTATTCCCATCGTTAATGAAACCATCCTCTGTTCTTTCAAAAAAGCAGATAAGATAAGTAGCTTGTTTCTTCCGAACACTGTCTCCAAACAACTCATAACCTGTTACAAAATAACTAGAGAAATCAATACCATTGATAGTAGATGTTTTCCAATCATAGAAGGTATCATCTGTGTATCTCGCTACAGTAAATTGTCCAGGAGCAAGATATACTAAGAAAGAAAACTCACTATCTCTAGTAGACATAACGACTGCATTAATCTGTACAATATCCGTACCAACTTTAACTACATCCCCACCAACATAAACATCCTCTACTTCTGTTGCAGTGGTATAGTTGGGAAGTACAACATAATCCTTCACACCAATACTAATATCCTCTACACTAGATGTATAGAAAGCTTGGAGAGGGAGGTCGAGGATTAGTTCTTTGAAAGCCATTAGCCTACCTTAAAAGGTTCTGTTGGAACATCTATATCCCCAGAAGTATCATATCTAGCAGCCCTAGTGCCACGATGTTCTGCTACTCTCATGTAATAGGCAGGATCACTACCACCCATTCTCCCAGTAGAAAATCCATCAAGATCAGTACTATCTGCAATAGTTGTTGCATGTTTTACGCCGTCTATCCAAGTGTGGATAGTTCCAGATTCTCGTTGAAATACCAGCCAGTGCCAAGTCTCAGCAGAAATATCTCCTGCAAGGTTTACCCGTCCGGAGACTACATAGAAACCGAAGGTCGCCCCATCTTTCACATAAGAAATATATTGCCCACCACCACCGGTTACTTCTTCATAAACGTAATGATGGACAGGATGGAAAGGCTTGAACTTGCACCATGCTTCAATAGTAAAATCACCAGTTCCTATAGCAGTATCTCCTGCCGTTTCATAAGCATAGGAAGGAGTTGAATAGGAATAATTAGTTTCTAAACAATAGTTACCTAACGTATAAGGATCATCTACCGTAAACCTAGTGTTGATTTGTGCCCCAGTAAGATTACCTTTTTGATCCACTAGATCATTATCATACCGGAAGTACCAAAGTACGTCATCCCAAAATGGATCACCATTTCCACCATTAAAAAGAAACGCACTACCCGGCACTATAATCATTTGATATCATTCAACATAGAACAAGTAGCAAAAGTACCAGTGCTATCTACCACATAGCTCATAACATCTACTGCACTATTGGCAGCAGTTAGTACACCATCTGTACCACCGGGCCACTTCCAGAAGGCATTAAACGCCATAGTTTTAGGAGAGGCAGCATGCTGGTTAAACTGAATAATACCAGCTTGTCCTGCGGTAGCATTAGTAGGAGCAGCTAGGGTTGTATCCTCAGTTAGCGTATGATTAAAGTTGTTACTCAAATCCAAGTCAATAGCCACAGAACCACTAGAGCTAACAAGGGCTACATAAGCTCCTCTCTGTCCCGCTGTAAAGGTTTGAGCAACATCCTTACGAGCACCATAATCGTACACATGGTCATTGACATCCTGTGCCCAAGTGGAAGTAATTCTTGTTACATAGGGGGTAAAGGTTGTATCAGCCATATTAGTTATCCACAATAGCACAGTCAATAATTGCAATCTCTACAACAGAAGTAGTATTGCACTCGGTAGAATCTTCATTCTCAGTATCATACAACCACCTTACTTTATTCTCTTTCTGGTCGTAGAAACCTTTAGCATTCTCTCTAGATACAGCAGGAAGAGTATCATAGAAAGTTTGAATAGTGGCAAGAGAAATATTCTGAGCTTGTAGTCTTCCACTCACTTGTTCCGTGGAGAGCATAAAAATTCCACTCTTAGCCCAATAGAAGATGGAATCTCCAGCAACTACTACAGAGTCAGGATTTCTTACACCGATATTAGTAATTTTTCTCAGAGAGTACTCTGTAGCTTTAAAACCACTATCAGAAGTACCATATACCTCCCATACACCATTCTCAGAGAAGATGATGAGCGAGTTGCCTACAGCAGCTAGTCTTACAATTCTATTAGCTTCTGGAATAGCTAGAGTACCACCATCGGTAGCAATGATATCACTAATGTCAGCAGAAGTAGGATCAGCTTCTTGATAGCAAATAGAGAGGTCTTCCTTAGTTCCTACTGTCTTGGTGAAGAATACATAACCAGAATAGTTGGGGCTATATTTGTCTCCACCAACTACTTCTGAAGCAACCCCAGCGTAAAACACCCTACCACTATAAGTAGTGGCAGTGGAGATTCTTCCGAGTTCCCCATCATTATCTAGGGTTAGGCTAGTCTCAGTAGTGCGACTAGTACCTCTGTTGTAAACGTCAAGAATGAAATGACCCTTGGGGGCTTGGGCTAGGGCTTCTCTATTATTAGAAAAGTAAGGATAGCTCCAGCTATCTTCAAACTTCCCATAGTGGTACATATCGCTATTACTTGGATACTTCCCTGACCGCAACTTTACAAAAGCTATTTGAGCAATCCACCCTTGATTCTGCAAGTTGTAGTTATGCTCATCAGAAAGGGTAGAAGGAGTTTCTTTGAGGGTCAAACCATCATCTACGCCCCAAAAGTCTCTAACTTTAATACTAATGTCAGATTGACTTACAACATCTGTAGTGGGGTTATACTCTAGGTAAATGGGGTAATTCAACTCACTACCAACAACAACAAGGTTGTTATTGATAACGGTGGTCTCAATGCGAGCATTACTCAGACCAGCAAGGGTAATGTAGTTACCACCATTCTTGAGATTACTAGAGGGAGCAGCAGAGGTCATATCCATAAAATACAACCTATCCCTCACTCTTACAACTCCAAGGGATACCTCACTACTACCGCCAGCAAACTCCCAAGAATGGAAGCTTACAGTAGCTCCGGTAAGGGTAGTAGCTACAAGGGAATAGCCATCTTCATAGTCAATACCAAGCCTGCGAACAATACCACCATCCCTATTGAGAACAATATTATCTCCATCCAGAAAACTATTCTCTGGATAGGTTAGGGGGTTGGCTTCAGTAATAAGACCTTTTGTAAAGGTATTATACTGCTTTTCTCCACTAGCTCGTGGCATACTCTCTAGGCTTCTTAGTAATACGTTCCAAGTACATTTCTACAGCTTGTGCAGCAATACCTTCAGAAGTAAAGAGTCCAGAGAGGTCATTAGGAAGTTCACCACCTTGGTCAAACTGTACTTTCCAAGCATTGCCAATAGGAAATACAGTGATGTCTTTACCTCGGGGAGTTTCATAGTGTTTCATTTTTTAGTAGCTCTTCCATAGTTGGGGTAGGTAATACCATTAGATACTTTCCAAGCTTCCTGAGACATTCTCCGCCTACCAGTGATGGAGTGTTGTTCAGCTTTCTGGTCAGGCATTTGTCTCAGCTTGTTACTAGCAACACTTTTTACTTCATTAAGATAATACGCAAAAGCTTGCGTAGGTAGATCAGGAATGAAGCTGTCTTCCAGAGTGAACGAAGGGAGTCTTTTACCATAACATTGTACCTTACTACTTTGAAGAGTATTCTCTAACGCACTATCATAGGCATCCATAATGATTGTGTCGTTATCAAAAGATGTGTAGTACATAGGAGCATTGTCATTAAGCACATAGATAGTCACTCCAGAAGGATCAGCAATAGCCTGCACATTACTGTTAGTGCTTACACGAGTATTACAATGCTCAATAAAATCTTTAGGAGCCTTATACTTCACTTCTTGATACTTACTACTATCAGTAATGAGCTTCTTCTTATCATACTTAATCCACTCTACCTCATTAATATCAGTAGGAATGGTAAAGTAGGTAGGAAAATCAATATCTGTAGAAGCATCTAGTTGGAAGAGTTGATAAAGGTGAGGCCAGTCTCTCCCACTAATGATACTCTCGTAAATGCTTCTTGCAATGTATGCAACTTGCATAGATTCAATAGTATCATCAATGGAGTTTACTTCATCTCCATCCATATCATTCAACACTTCCTGAACTACTTCAAGGAGAGTTAGGCGTCTCATTGTTGTCTGATAACCAGGGTAAGTCTGGCACTCACTGTACCAGTAGATGCTCCAGCAGCAGCGATCTTAATCGCTTCTCCAGCGGAGGCCGTATTATTCGCAGAAGGTGTACAACTATCTACATCTCCAGCAGCACTTCCACTATAAGCTACAGTGATTGCTCCAGAGGTTACAGGGGTTCCATCGATAGATAGGGTAAATGTCTTATCTGCACCACCAATAGCGCCACTAATGACACTGTACATTTTTTCAATTGCACAGGCAAATGGGGCAACTACATAAAAATCCGCTACATCTGTAATATCCATTTCGACTACTAGGGCAGTGAGGGGATAATTCATATCCCAAGTACCACTACCAGCACCATCAGATACATATACCTGTCCTACAGATGCAGTGGAAGCACCCTTTGGTTCATGTACATCAGGATCGGTGATTACACTATGTTGTACCGTCATCGTCTATCCTAGAAAAAAAAGGGGAGAAGGATTACTCCAACTCCCCTTACAAAGCAACTACTGTTTAGGGAGTGGGGCTAATATAGTCCACAACCAAACGAGCCTTACCAACGGTAGGAGCACTACCGGTATAAAGGACACGAATCACAGAGTCAAACAGCGTGGCACCGAGACCAGCAGTACCAGTAGCCAATTGAGCACCAGCACCCACCAAACGATCACCAACAGCATCAATCGTGGTAAGGGCAGAGCCAGCAGCAGCTACCAGACCATCAGCATCAATTTCAGTCGTACCATCAGAGGCTTTATAAGTACCGATGGTAAGAGCCGTCAGAGCATCGAAGGCAGTTTCAACAACAACATCAGCTTTGATGAAGACAGAGCCAGCCGGGATAACCACATCCAGGCCATTCTTCGCCCAAGCAGCGGCAGCCATACCGGTAGAAGGAGCAGTAAACTCAAGAGTCAGAGTCTTCTTCACACCATCCTGGAGCACACCGCCGTACTGACTAGAAGTAGAACGGGGGCCGTAAGAAGTAACGACGGAACCAGCAGTTCCACCGTTAGCAGGCCAAGTACGAGTAGAGAAAGTCATATAAATCTCCTAATTAGTAAGCGGTAGAGGTGGTGATGATAGCGCCAAGGGTATCAACACGTTGGGCACCGAAGCCAAAGCGAGAGGTCACTTGGAACTTATTCGCTCTTACTTCGCTATCACGCCAACCCTCAGTCTTCGGCTGTCTCCGCCAAGCATGCATCACAGGCTTAGACTGGTCATCTGCCACCGACATGAACAGGTTCACAACGTCACCGATTTGAGCAGTTTCAGAAGTCAGACCATAGCTGGAGGCATTCAGAGCTTCCGTTGCAGTCTTCAGCGGCAGGAAGTTACTGGTATAGACATCGAAGCCCATGATGTTACGAACGAAACGGTGACTAGAAGCAAAACCAGAGGTCATCAGACCCTCAAACTGAGGATTGTAAGACACAGAGGTAGTGTTCAAAATCAGACCATTAATCGTAGCTTCCACGATGGGGTCAACAATGGCGATACGGCCAGCTTGGGGCACGTTAGCTTTATCGAAAGATAGTTTCATGGCAATGAAGTCAGCCAGAGTAATCTTCCGGACGTTACCAGCGGTAGAGCCAACCCAACGGTGAGGCCGACCATTAACGAGGTTAATGTTGGCATTCGTTTGAGCAGCATTACCAGCAGAGAGGAACTTGGTTTCAAAATACTCACCAAGCGCACGGGTAGATTCCTGAGCCCGCATAGCCATCAGCGTATCAACTTGATCGCCATCCTCATACAGATCGTCAGAGACTTTCCAAGCATCACCAACATAATCAGTAATGGTGAGGTTGACAACGCCAGTGTCAATCGGATTGTAAATCAGAGGCACATCTTCATCTGCATCTTGCAGGGTGACAGTACCCACGGTCTTGATGTTCAGGGTGGTGCCAGAACCGAAGTCGCTTACGTCCCGATAAAAACTCTCAGGCAGAAGGACATCGTCCATATTCTCCAAGATAAACTTGGAGTACTTTTGCGCCTCAATAAAGGCACCAGTGTTAGTAGTCAGTTGAGACATTTATTACTCCTTAATTCCCAAGTCTTGTTTAACCAATTCGCCAGCATTTCTCCAAGCACTTACAAGTTCCTTGGTAGAAGCACCAACGGGCTTTACTTTTACACTGAGAGCTTGTCCCTGGTTCTGCATGGTCGTAGTGTTAACGCTACTGGAAGTCTTGCCAGGAGTGAAGCTTTTAGCTTCCAGTCCTGCCAACCTGAATACAGCTTGGGGGCTTGTCGCAGCCAGCTTATTCAAAGCTTCCAGAGGAACACCCGTCTCTTGTGCAAGCAGTTTATACTGCTCCGGGCCTTTCTCTCCAAACTTACTATTGAAAGCATTCACTACAGTGTTGATGTTGTTCTGAGCTGCTTTCTGGGCTTCCTTGGCCGACAGGGCATTCTCGACAACTTTAGTGAGGGCTTCCATATCCAGGGGAGCAGCTTTATTCTCTGGCATCCCTTGGGTCTTAAATTCTTCCAGAAGTTCTTCGGCAGCTTTACGCTTTGCCAGCTCTTCCCTTGCTTGCTTCATCTCTTCCTCAAGTTTCTGAATGTGAGATTGAGCATGGGGGATACTCTTCAATGCATCCTCTACCGTTTGATACTTCTTTCCTTCTCCCACAAATTCTGCAAGTTCGGTCGGAATTGCATTTTGCTGGGTTTCTACTACATCAGGGGTCGCCTGATCAAAAATCGTTTCACTCAATTACTTCTCCTTGGTCAGGAAGAAAATCAACTACTTTAGAAAAAGCTTTCAACATACCTAGCTTGAAAGCCAGAAACTCTGCCCAGGATTTTGTAAAATTCTCCTGGTTGTACATTTCTCTAATTATTAGATTCTCTTGCTCTTTCAAATATTCTACAAGGATAAGAATAACTTCTTCTTTTTTCAATTCCTTGTAGATGTTACTCTTTAATGTTTTAATCATAACTTCTATATTACACTATATGAGGCTTGACTTGCAAGTTTCGATAGGTTATAATATCTGTATTATGTCTAGTGAGGAGTTTTTCCATGTTTGTTCCCAGTATTGATTGGAAAGAAGAAATCTCTAATATTCTTTCTCTTGGTTCACAAGATAAGACACTAAGAGAAATTGGTGAATACTATGGCGTATCAAGACAAAGGATTAAACAGGTTTGTCAGAGGTATGGTATTCTTCCTACGGCTATCGGTAAAGGTGCAAAAAGGGCAAAAAGAGAAGCAGCTTTTAAGCAGAAGTGGGGAGATAAGAATGATTCTTCTCTTTACGGTATTCAAAGGTCAAAATATAGAACAAAGAAAGCTAATGCCAAACGTCTTGGTATTCCCTTTACAGTTGCTTTTGGTGACCTTTCCTGGCCGGTCTATTGCCCTATTCTAGGACTAGAGATAGACTACTTTGCAGAGAATAGGTTAGAAAATAGTTGTACCTTCGATAGAAAAAATCCAAAAGAAGGTTACACGCCAGAAAATACTTTTATTATCTCCTGGCGGGCCAACCGTATTAAAAATGATGGAACTGCTAGAGAGCATCAACTCATTATGGAGTGGATGTCAACCCCCTAGCATAGTTTCCTCAACAGGGGTAGCTGCTTCCACATCCAAGTTCTGTTGACTTTGCTGTGCAAGTCGTTGAGTCTCAGCTTGTTCAAACACTGCAATGTTGTCAGCAATGAAGTCAAACTGTTCAAAGCCCATAACATCCTCGACCATTTGAGCTAGTTTCTTACTACTAATGTGAGGAGCAATAAGCTGCCCAACAGGGCTATTAAAGATGCCAGTGAGGTTCTGTACCAATTGGGCTCTCGTTGCATAGTGTCTAGCCCCAACAGGACGAAGCTTACCAGTAGCCGTAATATCTTCTTTCGTAATAGTAAGGAAATCTGCTACACCCAAGTCATCATCCATAACTCGAATGACATCATTCCCATCCATATTACGCCTAGCCAGTTCTAGCATATT